GCTGGTCATCGGTCTGCGCCATCTCGATAGCTTTTTCTAGGCTTATGTTTCCAGCATCTACCTCTGCTCGTAGCACATCTGGCAAAAGTTCCTTGTTTCTTAGATCAATGACATCAGGCGTAGTCATTGAGCCTATCTCTACGCCGTTTATTTTGAATCGGGGCGTAAGAAGGTCAGCATCAGATGCAAAAGAATTACCCGTTTCCGGGTCTGGCATTTGATTTCTAGGGAGAGTGATTAAGTCTTCATCGACAGATAGCGTTACAAAGTCATCTCCAAACTCGACTACTTGACCGCTTTGCTGTTGACCCTCGTCATCATAATAAGCAACGTCTTGTTCGCTTCGTTGTAGCTCGGTAAGCTCTTCTTCAGTAAGAGGCTTCAACGCTTCTGTCTTCTGATATTCTTCCGAGAGTGCTTTTTCTGTTTTAGGTAAGCGCAACTTTTTGCCTAGAAGCGCGTCGATAATCGAGCCTGCGGCAGCACCATAACCAAACTCAGACAGAGCCGATTCACCTATAGGCTGGTCAGGGTTATAATTACCCTGTGCAGCAAGCTCCTGCATGATTCCTGCGATAGCTTCTTGAGCACCCTCTGCGCCAGCGTTGGTAATGTTTTGCGCGGCCCTAACTGCGTATCTATTTGTTACTGCCTTGCCAAGTGAAGCTGGTATACCCCGCAATAAAATCTCTAGCGGCAATAGCTCTGTTAGACCAATGGCTAAACCGTATTGTGTGGATAAGTTTCGTTGCGCGTTAGTTACTTCGTTGCCAGCATCAGCATAGGCTTCTAGCATTTGATTGGCGGTTCCAGCACCTGTGCCGGACGCTACAACGCCGGTTAAACCACGATAACCGATTGCATAGTTTTTTAATCGTCTCGCGGTCTCTAGCTTCCCAGCCGCTTGCGCTGCTGCTGCGCCTGCGGTTGCTCTTGCAACACCTAGTCCCGGTATAAGCAGAGTAGCCATGCTTCCCAAGACTTCAGCCAGTTTTCCTAAAGCGCCCTCCTCATAGCCGACTATTTCTCTAGCCTCATTCAAGCCTTTAAGAAACTCGCTACTCTCTGGGTCTATCGCATCTTCAAAGCCTGTCTCATTTGTCACCATGTCGGCGGTGGCAAACAACCCTTGGCCTAACGTAAGAACGCCTTGAGCCACACCACGGCCCAATCCACGGCCCACTTGCATGAAGTAGTTTTGACTCTCAGGCTCTTCTTGCTCTGGCACCTCGGCTAAGGGAAACGCCTGCCTATACCCACCGAATAAATTAAGCTCTCTTGGGTCTGCTTGGACAGGAGGGGTAGGAGGCAGGCCGGTTGGCTGTGGCATTGGCACGAAGCCTGCCGCCAAGCTACCAGACTGTGGCGCTGTAACAGGTTGTGCAGGAACACCAGCCAAAGCGGATGGCGGCAGCGCCGACAAATTTTGTGGCGCTAACGCATTTGGTGGTAGTGGGGGTGTAGTCTCCGGGTTTAGCCTAGAAATTAACGACCTTATAAATTCTTCTTGTGAAATCATTACAGGATAGGCGCAGTGTTATCCGTAAATACCTTAGTATCTATGTAGGGATACTTTTGCTGGAACTGTTGAATGACCGCGTTGAAATTGTCTTTGCCCCTTGATCCGTATATAGAAAACAATTCTCCACTAAACATCTCAAGTATTTCTTGCCTGCCAATTAATGGGCCTTCATCTCCCTTCGTATAAGAATCCTCTAGCCTTGCTCTTATAATCGCTTCTTGTTGTGCGGGAGATAACTGTTGTTCTTCCGTGGAAAGACCATTCGCTATTTTTCTCATGTCGCTAATTACAGTCCGAATTCCTGTATTGACAAGTCTTTGCGCCTGCGGGACTTCCATTATCGCGTAGTCAACTGCATCTCTAAGATTATGTTCTTCTCTGGGAGCATAAAGTTCAGACTCAAGATCTCGATTTGCATTAAGTTGATTTTGGAAGTCTTTAACACCCGCACGAATCGCCTCATTTTTGGCCCTCAGCCTTTCTGCTAATGCAGCTTCATTTCCCTTTAGACTATCCAAAGCGTCTTTACTGAACTTTCTTTGATACTCAAGCACAGATAATTGCAAATTCGCTCGGTTGTTTGCGTATGTCTGCTCGTACTGCCTTGCTGCTTGTATTTGATTTAATGCATCTTGTTGGCGCTGATATGCTGTATCTGCCTTTCCTTTTTCAATAGCAAAACGCTGTAGTGCGTGTTGATACAATTCTTTTTGTTCTTCGCCCGTCATCTTGTTCATTACGCCAGCAGCACCACCGAACCCTGCCGATATGGCAGTTAAGAAATCAGGGCTACCAGAGCCAGCGGCCTCAAAAAACGCTTGAGCCATGCCTAGGCTCGTTTGCTTTTTAATGCGGTCTTTTATGTTTTCTCTTGTAGGAAGATCTGCCTCAAGCTCCTTCATTTCTCTTAGTGCAGAATCTACCTCTTCCTTGTGTTTTCTCTCTCTATTTAGCAACTGTTGGTATAACTTATTATTCAAGTTACTAATTGTTTTTGATTCGGACGATGGTGTCGAACCAACAAGAGCGCCTGAAGCTGACAAACCTGCTTGTTGAAGTATAAGAGGACTCAGCGTCGGTCTAGGCACAATATTAGTTTGTTGAAGTATTTCTTCGCCAGTAAGAGCGCGAGCAGCCTGACTTTGATTATTAGCCTGATTCGTTGCGACTTGACTGGTAGCTGCGCTGGGGCCAATACGACCGTCTCTTTTACTAGCCTGAACTTCAGCAGTCTTTTGGTTTTGTCTTTGATACTCCTCGAATTTTTCTGGCCCCAACATTTCCTCTAGCGTTGGAGTGCGAGCAGGCTCTCTTTCTTCTACAGGTATTGAGGGCCGCTCAAAGACATCTTCGGGCCGCACTCCAAATGGCGCTGGCCCCATCCTCATAGAAGTGACATCAGGCGCTTCGCCAATTCCTAATGCGGCCTCAAATCTAGGTTTGATTGTGGGCCGCAATGTTTCTCTATATTCAAGTAACCTTTGTTGAGATGCGTCAAATGGCTGGCGACTTGGTGTGTCTAATGGGCCAGAAAAACCTAGCGCCTTGCCAAGCCGAGTATTGGCTGCTTGAGACAGACCAGCATCTATTGCTCTAGGTATAGCAAACGCTACGTCGGTGGCAGCCGCTATAGGGGTACCAATACCAAGAGCTGCTACATCTTTGAATGCCTTTTGATCTTCTATCTGCTGCATTACCTGAATACGCTGATCGGTAGTTAATCTTTCAAACTCCTCTGGCGTAAAACCAACATCCGCTAATTGTTGTTGCGCCAACATAAATTGATCTAAATTAGATTCACCAACAGTTCTTCCAGCTTGAAACCGACGAATCAATCCGCCTGTGTTCATAGCAGGCACACCCATCTGCTGGGCTAACTGAGCCATATCAGGTGCCATTTGTGGGGGCGCTGGTTGCGGCATAGGTTGCTGCATATCCATCTGTGGAGGCATAGGCTGACCCATAGGTGGCTGCATCTGTGGGGGCATAGGAGCGCCCATAGGGGGCGTAGGCTGGCGCATTGCCATGTTGATTAGTTGTTCTACTACCGGCGGTTGCGCTTGATTCTGCATCATCTGAGCATCCTCTCGAATATCGCTACGCGCTTTCATTTCACTAGCAGCTATAACACTCTCTATGCCACTACCAGACGCAGCAATCTGCGCCAGCGCCTGATCTGGCAAATCCTCTGTGCGCTCCGCGATTCTTAGTAAATCTTCCATTGCCATGTTTAAACGCCCTACTGTCTAAGCGCGGCTGCGCCTAACAAGAAGTTAGCTAACTGCCCTGCTTGATTCGGGCCGGGGGCAGTGGTTGTTTGGGTTGTACCGCCTCTTAGTGGCGCTACGTTTCCGCGCAACAGGTTAGAGTAAAAGGCTAGTTGCTCGTATGGGAAGTCACGCTGTCGCTGGAAGTCGGCAAACTGCTGATCCAATATCGCTTGCTCATCTGCTCTGAGATCCGCTCCCAGTGCTTGTAAAGCGCCTAGTCGCTGTAAGTCCAGACGTTGCTCTAAACGATCAGCCTCCATTGCCCTTACCGCTGCGGTATCGCCTCTAGCCAAAGCCGCTTGATAAGCACGTTGATTTGCAAGGTCGGCTGTTAAAGATTGCTGTCCCGCTGCTCTAGCGGCGGCATCTCTGGCTATCTGAGCTTGCAGCGTCTGTGCGCCTTGAAGTTGTCTAGCTCTTTCGGATGCTTGTTGCGCTTGCAATGACTGTGCGCCAAACGCTCTTGCTGCTTGATCTGCCATTTGTTGAGCTTGCAGCGCCTGCATACCACCTGCCCTGCGAGCAGCATCAGCAGCTATTTGAGCCTGCAAGTCCATCGCTCCTGCTTGCTGACCGAATCTTGCGGTAGCTTCTTGAGCAGACATCCCCATTTGTGCCGCTGCTCTTGCCGAGGCATCAGTTAATTGCTGCGCTCGCAATCGTCTGTCAAGATCGCTACCCGCCAATGCAGCAGCACGATCAAAACCAGCGGCAAGCTGTTGCGCCTCTAAGTCTTGTTGACGAGACTCGAAATCATCTTGAGCTTGAAGCCTATCCAAAACACCCCTGCTGCCAAATGCACTAGCACCTCCAGCTTGTGCGAGTTGTGCGGCCCTTTGCGCCCGTTGCTCTTGAAAGCCTTCGAGCGCCCTAGCTCTGGCACGATCCAAGACCATCTCTTGATATGGGTTTTGAAATCTTTGGATTCGCTTTTCAAGATTGCCTGCCCTAAATCGTGTTGGGTCATAATCAGAAGTGATCTCTGCCCCTTCAAACTGAGACTGTATATCTGATCCTTGATAGCCACTCCCGAACTCCTGACTTTTTGGATCGTAGGCGGTCTGTATCTGTCCCGCTCGATAACCACCACCAAACGCGCCTTCGCCCGTATATGTGGAACCTACTTCTCTAAAGTCTGGGCCACCAGCCATTACATCTTGAAAATACTGCCTGCCGCCCTGCACTCCCTCCAGACCTCTGGTGGCTACACCGGTAATTCCTTGGAACGCCATCTGCTGCTCTGGCGTATAACCAGCCATCCGCTGCCCTTCGTAGGGCACATAATCTTGCTGAAGGAGAGCATCCGCCATCTGCATTTGCTTTTGCAGGTACGGATAAAATTCTTTTGGTATATTCGTTTGTGTAATGTTTGACGTAACATTCTGAGTGCTAGTTCCGCCGCCACCGCCGCTTCTACCGCCCATTAGCAACCTCCTTCAGAAGATCATCTTTATTCACTTCTAGCAAATACGACTGATGTGTCTCCTGATCTTCCAAATCTTCTTGTTTAAACGATTTAGTCATCGTGACAAACTGTTTCTTGAAACCAACATCTTTCCATGCTTTTTCTAATCCGGGCGCAGTGCTCGTTTCCATTCCATCTACACCAAGCCTTTTGCCAAAGTCCTCGACAATCTCAAGAGCTTGCCTAGACCACTCTTTGAGTCGCAGGCCACTTAGCGTATTCAAATCTAGGTATGTCTTCCTTGGGTAGTAATTTATCCCGCAAATAAAAAACCCAATAACATTTCCCTCTTCTCGAACCACCCAAACAAAATAAGGTAGCTCGACTAATTGATTAAAAATGTCTGCGGTCAAATACCTACCATAACTTCTTTTCTGTAAGTTCTCGGCTAGGTGTTCTATCTCAGGCCAAATCCGTAATACGTCAGCTTTCTCTATAAGCTCAATGTCAAATGCCACGTTTAAACAACCTTTTGTGGAGTCCTCAGAAACGACATAATTTCTTCAGGCGTTTCATCTAGCTCTGCTGGCTGTTCTGTAGTTTGTGTTTTTTGCATACGGATGTTATTGACCATCTCATCAAGTAGTTCGCCACCCCTTGAGGTGCTGCCATCTCCTATATGACCAACAACATCAGCGGGTATCACATACTCATCTCTCGATAACAAAACCGGCTCTACGCCCTCGACAATCGCTGGTACGACATCATCCATTCCACCGCCCACACCGGGAACTAAACCCTCAAATACCTTAGAGTCAACAGTCATTGGGCCGCCTTCTTGAAAACGCCGCAACATGCCGCCAAAAGGTTTATCCATTGCATCAGAGGGATTAATAATCATTTTACATTCCTACGCTTATTCCGCCCATGCCTCCAAAACCACCACGCCCCATACTACCTAAATCCACATTAGCTAATGGGTCAAAACCTACGCTCAAGGGAGACGGTATAGGAGTAACTGGCGAGACAGCAGGCGCTGACATGACTGGAGACGGAGCGGTTTGTACCGAAGGCACTGGGTTAAAACCAACGCCCCCACCCATAGAGTCCATTGATCCATCGGTAGCTGGGACACTGAAGTCACTTGCCGGTAAGGTTGGATCAAATGCGGCCCCGCCGTATGCTCCCATCTCACCACCTATAGATATGCTCTCGCGTAGGCCGGCAACTATCTGAGCCTGCACTTCAGGTGGTAATTGGCTGAAGTCTGAACCAGCCGGCATCAAATCCAAAACTTGCTGCGGAACACCTGATGTTGCTGTGGTTGCTGGGGTAGAAGATTGTTCTGGCGCTGCTGCTTCTGCTTCAGCCTCTGCCGCCGCATCTCTAGCCGCGATCTCTTCCTCGGTCATTTGCCTCATGCGCGTAACTTCGCGTGTAGGAGCGCCCAGCAGTCTACGATTGTAATCAACAAAATCTACGTCGCCTGCGCCACGAATGTTACTCATGGAGGTTTGTGGCATCATTCGTCTACGGGGCGTATACACTCGCTCCCTAAACGTTTCCTCAATCATGTTTTCTGTGTTTTCTTGTGCAGGCTGTCCCGAAATGTATGATGGCATATTAAAATTGACATTAGGATTTACGCCTGCTTTGTCCAATGCAGCCTGAATTCTAGCGTCTATTTCTGCTTCTCTTGCGTCAGCGGCTCTTTGCGCTCTGGCAAGGCCGCCTCTAAAATGGCCTTTGATCATTCCGCCCTCTTTGAAGGATGGCGGTGGTGTCACGGGGTCTTGAGTAAAGGAGAACGGGTTCGCAAAATAATCAAATTCAGCAGTGCCCTGTCTGGCTCCGGGGAATTGAACACCCCTGTCCTCTGCCGTTACCGGGACGTAAAAGTCCTCGGCATCCTCGTCTAGGCCGGGGCCTATAGGCATGTTCATAAGATTATATTGATCTGACATTGCCTGACCTGTTAAGCCAGCAACACCACCCGTCAAAATATTTTGTGTTGGATTTAATGTACCAACCTGCGCGACAAAACCTTTCGCGCCCTCAGTGCCAACTTGAGGAATGCCGCCTTGTGTAAGCTGTTTGAGCAATGATGGTTTAACAGCCTCTGTTGCTACTTCAGTGCCCACTTGTGATGCTGCTTGACCTAAGTTCGAGGGAATCCCGCTCATAAAAGGGCCGGTAGTTGTTGCCGGATTAATGACAGGCGCTGCTGTTTGAGTGATAGCCTCAGTAGCTCCACTTGTAACGCCTTTCTCTACGCCCTTTGTAGCAACGTCACCCGCACCTTGTAGGAATTTACCTGCAACCCCACCGATCAATCCGCTTATCAATCCAGCCTTCAATCCTTCTTTAAGGCTGCCTGTTTCTATAGTAGTTCCTAAGCCGGTTCCGATAGCACCAGCAGTCAAGGCTCCAAGACCACCAAGCGCACCCGCACCACCAAGAAAGCCACCAGCCAATCCTAACAATAGTGGCAGGAACGCCTCTGGCTGCCCTGTATCTGGGTTAATAGTTAGTTGACCGCCGGGGGTCATTTGCCGAAGAACATCGACCTCAGTGGGGTTCATATGCACCAGCATGGTGTCACCAAACCGGCCTTTACTTGCAAGCATATCCGCCTGTCTTTCAAGCGGTGCCATCTGCTTAAAGTCCCTATTCATATGAACCTCTCGGTGTTTAAACGCTATGTTATCTCAAGTAACGAAACAAATATATCAAAGTAATCAGCCGTTCCGGCAGTCATACGCAGCTTATCTTTCGACTCTAAAACAATGACCTCGCCGTTTTGTAGGTATGCCTTGCGTGTACTGGCGGCTATAGAGCCTGTCTCAAACTCAAATGTTGCACTCGCACTATCGTCAAAAATATGCGCGGTGAGAGTTGCCGCATTAGATGCGTTTGTATTCAACGCACTTACCGTCTTCAGTATTGCCGTAGCGCCCTGTGGACACTCGTAAACATCAGCAATGCTTGTCCCTGTTAGCGTCTTAGCTACATTTTGATACGTCGAAGGCATTACGACAAAAACCACGCTCGGTTATGAGCTTCGTTTTCTATGTCATCTGATGAGCGAATCAAACCCAAAACAATTCTTAACTGGTTAATCAGTCTTTGAAAATACGGCTCTGAATACTCTTGTGGAGGCAACTCCAAAGGTAAACGAAATTCTGCTCCGCTAGATGTTTTGCTCATCTTCGTCCATCCTGCCTAACATCTAATCGCACATCACCCAATCGCCAACCATTATCCAAGTCTGTGCTTTCTATACGAACTCTTAGTTGACGCGCCCTAGCTCTAACATTTGATATTGTAAAATCTGTTGTATTTGAAACATTCACAGATGACTCAAGTGTTAACGTGCCATCAGAATTGTTTCTTGATTTTAAGGAGTATGTAATAGCTGGATCAGTTGATTCTCCAACAAACGAAAGATCAGGCAATAATCTGCGAACAAACGCAAAACTATCACCATCAGCAATATCAAAATCAGCAGTCTCTATAAATGCAGTTAATGCAGAACCATCGTCATTAAATCCTGTTTCGTGATCGAATACATATCCAACGTCATCTGTACTTTTTACCGCTATAGGCAAATCAGTAGACGCACCAGCATCATCCCACGCATCTCTAGCTAAATCTGAAACACTCCATGCTTGCTCTACATAGTTATAAACAACCATTTTGTCTGTTGTTGTAGAGCCTGTAGATGGGTAAAACCAACCCACCTCGTTATAAGCTGTATTAGCAAATGCGGTAACTTGTTGGCCTTGTCTTTCGTTTAAGTTATCAAAAACAAATGCACGAACTGTACAGGGGAGCGTTTGTGCAGCTCCTGAATAAACATAAAAATTACGCTTATCCATAAAATAAATTACATTGTTAGCTACGACTGCAGCATTAGGGCTAATTAAACTGACGCCATCAGTAATCATATTTGCTTTGAATATGAATGGCGCTCCAACAAACTGTAAACTATAAAGAGCATTGTCAGTCCAGACTGCAACTTCTTGCCTACCGCGTAATGCCCCTACTATTGTTGACCCAACCGATAGCCTCAAGTCACCTGCTGTATTAGTTGATCTTGGTCTCCAATCTAATACATTTTCTTGGGTACACCATCTAATCTGCATGAGATCAATATTAGATTCGCCAAATGGATTGCACCCTATTGCAAGAACATGCCTATCTTGAGTTGATACTACAATCTGTAAACACTCAGTTGGTGGATCTGCTGCGCCCGATATTGTTGATAACTCTTTTGCTCTAGTAGTAGGCGTTGTTGCATCCCAAAGATAAATACTGCCTAAACGATTGTTCATCACTAGGTCTTCGCCGAAATTATCTAACGTCCAAAGTCTTAGTGTGTTAGTAACATCGTCTCCAGAAGACTGACCCCAGCCACCATTACCCCATGTTCCAGAACCCCAACCACCGCCAGCTATCGCAACATCTAATCCAATATTAATTTGATATGCGCCAACAACGCTTGAGCCACCATTGCCCGTATCAGAAGCATTAGCAGTTACCGTTGAACCCGACGTATCTTTTGCCGTAAATGTATAAATACTAGATGATGTTACTGAATCTATTTCATATTCTTGATTTAAAACATTCGCCGTAATCAAACCACCCAATGATGCAGACCCACTAAATGTAACGAAGTCACCCTTAGCTGCACCATGATCCGTGTCTGTTACCGTAATAGTAGAGCTACCATTAGATGCTGCAAATGTCACATCCCCTGCACTAGTAGTAGCGCGTAATGGCGTTACATCAACAAATGTATCACCTTGAATAACGTATGTTTTTTTAGTTGTTCCTAACCCAATGTATTTTGTACCTGTTAATGAAACCCACTGCTTTATCTTTCTGCAGCGACCAACAAACGAGTTAGTATATCTTTTTACCCAACCACCCATTTTTTCAGGAAAGCCAGATCTGAACCTTATAAAATTGCCGTCAAAAAACCGGCCCTCATTGCTATAGGCTGTACCTTCTTTATAAATACCAGACTTAAAATTAAATCTTTGCAAGCCCATAGTGTTTAAACGCTCTACCTACCATTCCCATTAGATCTATTTGACCATGCTTGCGCCCCAAAAAACGCAGCAAGAATGCCTGCAACAGATACAAAATATACTGCCGCCATATCACCCAGAATGCTTGCAGCCTGATTAAGGCCAAAAAGCTCTGATGCTACTACTAACGATGGATATAACAGCATTCCCCACAAAGCAAACCAAGACATCGCTCTTTGAGCATCTGCTCGCTCATGTTGCAAACGAAGCTCCTGCAACTCTTTGCTTGTCTCTAGCTCTTCATCACTAACGATACCATCTCCATCTGTATCGTAATCAGCGTATTCGCTACCTTCTTCTAGTTTCTTCGCTGCCATAATCATCCAAAGGCTTTAATTACTAATACAAATACTAGCACTGCCACACCGCCGCCAATAATTAAAGTAGTTCCACCAACAAGAAGCTGTTGAATAAGTCTTTCTCTATCACGTTTTTGTTTTGCCATCAGTTTTACGTGCGCTCTCCTATCTTGCTCCTGCTGCCTAATCGCTTGGTCATAGTCCTCTAATAGCTTTGGATCTGCGACAAGTAAAAGCTCTCTTAAATCTTTTTGATAACGCTCTTGACTCCTGCGAAGCATTTGCAGCTTCAAGATATCGTTTTTAGATAATGCTTTGAATGTAGAGCTTTTACGATCTACCTCAAAATTATTAAGAGCTTCTCCAAAATCAGAAACCAAAGCCATCGCTTGTTGAACGTTAGCCTTACCTTCGTTAACGTTTTGGATTACCGAATTGATCTGCTGGAGCAGCATCCCAGCGGCAGCAACAGACTCAATTATCATTACTTACCCCATAAAAAACTGCGGCAATGCAGCCGCTGCAATCAGTGCATAGAGTCCATAAATAAGATGTTCAAGATGTTTAAACTTAGCAGAACCCTCAGATAATCTCTCTTCGATACGAGCGTATCTTAACGCGCACTCTCGCTCATGTGCGTTTACTTCATTTAGCGCCTTTTCCCCTGCATCGCTCATACGCTTATATCTACTCTTTGTGTTGGAGCAAGAATTGTAGCTTCAATTTTGTTACCTTTTTGCGTGTATAAAACAGGTATGACCGTTTCCACCATTTCTTTAATCGGCTCACCCTCAGCGCCTGTTCTCAAACGCTCTTGCTTTTGTACTGCAATCTGCTTCCAACTAATTTGAGCAGTATCATTGACGGAACCTACGTCCACAGTCGCTACTGTAGCTTGCCAGAGATAACAGGTTCTTCGTCAAGCGTAGCCACGTTATCCTGTGCAGGAGCTTGCTCTTTCAGTTCAGCCATAAAGCGATCACGCATCGCACCCATCTGGCTCATAGCCTCTCCTGCCACCATGCCGTTTTTGGCGGCTGCGTCGATAAGATTAAGTACGTTAGCTAAATCGTGTAGTTGAATATGCTTTGTTTCCATTACCAAGGCACTCCTTCTCCCGTTGTTGGCGTAATCTGTAAGTCGATATTGGCTTGTAACTTAGCTTCTAACGCAGTTACCGCATCGTCGCCCATTTCTGCTTTCAGCCACGCAATGCAATCGGCTTCTGTAACACTGTCGTAATCTGTGAAAGCGCTGGGGTCTGGCTCCGCTAAACCTTGAGCGCCATATCTTCCAGCGGCGTACTCTGTGCCGCCACTTGTTTCTACTGCATTACATCGCCAATGCAGGTTGTTAATGACGTTAGTTAGGCCGTTTTGTGACAGCACGAAGTCAGTCTGTGGAATCGTCCAAGTAATTGTTGCTGCCATTAGTTTTGCTCCTAAAGTACCGAAATTATGAAAGCAAGAAGTTCGCTGTAGCGCACACCAAGCCGTGTCTGCTCACTACCATCGTCGTTAGTCCAAGTGTCACTACAAAACATTGCGTAGCGTCGAGCGTCTAAGCCCTCAGCGGTGAATGCGTCTTGTAAATCTTGAGCAATAATTCCAAAGTGAATACGAGCATTGTCGCCTTTTTCTGCTACGGCAGACTTCCAGCGATACTTTCGCAGTAAGCCTTTCGCTGCTACAGCGACACGCTTCTCAGCGTCTGACAGTTCTTCAATATCTTGCTTTTCATTTCGATCAGAAGTGTTGATCGTGCTGTTCGCGCAGAAAAATTCCTCCCAGCGAGAATTGGACGAACCGAGGAATAGCGTGTTGTCTGCGTTGGTGTTTGCGGTTTTGTTCCAAGGGCGAACGTCTGTACCGCCGTTAAAATAAATAGCGCCAGTACCGTTGCCGCCAATTGACAGGGAGCTTTGCTGACCGTTAATTGACCCAACCGCAGTAGAACCTCTACGAAACTCTAGGATCACGCCGTCGCTATTTAGCCTACGAAGGTACATGCCAGTTTGACCATCCGCCGTATGAAACATCACGCCATTTTTTTGCATGATGTGACCAACGTCAGCGGCTGATCCTGACGTTTGCCCGAAGTACATGTCTTGCCCGCTAGTGATGCGAAAGGCTTCGGTGTTATCCGTGAAGAAAGTTAGATTACTGCTTGAATCATAGCCGATGTATCCACTGTCAGCGTCCGATGCGCCGTTATGTGAAAGCTGGATATATACTTGCGTACCTCCCGCTTCAAACTTACCCACCGTTGAAATTCCAGACCCTCCAAGGCTGTGGAAGGTTCTTGACGGACTGCTAGTACCGACGCCGACGCGATTATTGTCAGACAATCTCATCACCTCAGTGCTACCAGAGTTGGTGAAAACTAACGATCCATCAGCCACGACGCCTAGTTGATAGGCTTCGTTTCCGCTGTTTTCTTCTATCGCAATTGCGAAGTGACTTGAGTTTGACTTGACCTTGAGGGTGCCAGATGCGCTGCCAGTGATTCCTCCCATTTTTACAACGTCATCGCCACCATCAACAAGCAACATGTTTGCCTGACCGTTTGATTCGACGCGGAAGTCTAGGTCTTCACTGCCTTCATTAAATACAGATTCGCTGTTATTAATCGAAATTCGGCTTGCTGAAGAGCCATTGGATATTGTTCTGATTCTGAACTGGCCGTCCTCTGTACCATCTGAAGCATCTAAAATTATTGAATCAATTTGTGCGTAAGTTATCTCTTCGGCAGCATCGTTTTTACCGTTGAAATTAATTCTACCCAACACATCGTCGTCCGCCGGTGAGCCAGAAGCACGGTCAAAAACTATGAGAGGGCCAACTGAAGCATCTGCATCTGTGGATCGAACAGTGAGCGCGGCTGCATTGTCAGCAACCGTAATCGTAGCGCCAGCAGAAGACGTGATAGCACCACTTACATCCATCGTGCCATTAACATCAATAGCAGTCGCTGTCAGATCAATTTCATCAGTCGCACCGAGCGACAGAACCGTAGCACTAGAGCCTTGGATGAACTGGCTCGCGTCGTTGAACATGATTTTGTTAGTGCTGTTCAGCGTTAGGCCAGAGCCATCGGTATGCGTAATCGTAGTGTCGCCGTCTGCGCCAAACGTGATGACGGCGCTGTCAGAGGTAAACGTCAGGTCATCATCAATAAACAAGTCTGGGATCGACAGGTCTTGGAACGCATCGACCATTTTACCGCCAGACCCAGCACCGTCAGAGTAAATAGCCTTGACTTGACCGTTTGGAACAGTGACCGTAGAGCCAGAGCCTTGCTTGATAATTATGTCTTGAGAGCCACTCGTTGCGTTCTCGATAAACCACAGCTTACTGACCGTATTCGGCCCTATAGTAATGGTACAAGTGCTATCAAGAGTGCCAGTGTATTGGAGATAGATTGACCTGCCGGGATCAGTAGCGCCATCGGCAATAGTAGTAGTATGCGTATCAGCATTGGTCGTAATCGCCTCCGTGCCAAACGAAAAAGCCTCTGCTATTAGCTCAAGATTAGTATTTGTGCTGGTGCCCCATGTGCCTGACTCATCACCAGTAGCAATTTCCTTGAGACGTAAATCATTAACATAAGTTGCCATTTACTTTCTCCGGCGCTTCGCAGCAGGCTTCTTCATTGTAGATAAATGCTTCTTTAATGTTTCTGCTTGCTTTTTATGAGTTTTAGATGCTTTTTCTAAACCCTTAATAACTTTTTTAACTTTACGAACCATTACGCCACCTCCTCCCAATTTGGAGTTTGAGTCGTTGTAATATCTGTCCAGCTAGGCGTTTGCATGTCTGATATTGCTGACCAGCTTGGAGTCTGGCTATCTGATATTTGTGACCAGCTTGGTGTTTGAGAATCTGATATATCTGCCCAATTTGGTGTTTGGTCAACATCAACCAGACCCCAGATATTGATAACACCAGTTTCTCCTGTAGCTGCCACACCTGTAGGAGCCGCAACGGCAGCGCCCGTAACCGTAACAGATCCAATACTACCCGCGCCCTCGATACCCGTGACTGTAGTATTTGCTGCACCACTGACCGCAACAGAACCAATTTCTCCAGTGCCAGAAGAACCAGTAACAGAAATATTCGCATCGCCGGTAACAGTAGCCGTTCCGATAGATCCAGTGCCTGCCACGCCTGTAATAGAGACGTTGACTCCTGCGCCTTGGATGACTGTAACCGACCCGATTGACCCTGTTCCAGAAACACCTGTGACAGCGACAACTGCACTTGCGGCAACTGTGACTGTCGTGACAGCACCCGTCCCAGAAACGCCCGTAACTGGGACTGGACTAGGTTGACCCCAGCCACCATCACCCCACGCACCTCTGCCCCAGCCGGTAAGGTTAGACATCTACGCAATACGAATAATTGCATTGCTAGAATCAGCAGTAGGAAACTGAATAGTAAAATCACCAGAGGTGCTAGTTTTGTCAGCACCAAAAGCCAAAGAACACACTGCTGGATCACCAGATGCGCTATCATTAAATATTAATGCGCCATTCGCAGTGATGCTGCTAGAACTAAACGTCAAATCAGAAAAATCTGTAAATGCTGTAGTGCCTGATGATGTTGGATCGACTCGGGTAAGAGATGCACCCTTTGCAGTGTAACCAGTTCCAGATACTTCATTAGAGGTGGTATAAGCTGTTGTACTTGCCCCTAATGTTGCCGAGCTAGTATATAGCGCCAAATTAAATGTGCTCCCCCCAGAGTTCTTGAAGTTATGTACAGCCTCAAGTAATTCTTTCTTAAATGACGTACACATTGCTGTAGCTATAGCCATTACAAGCTCCTAATAATATCTGCCATATCTTTATGGCCTTGCCCTTCTAAATCAGCGATCAATGTTGTTCTGTCGCTTTTAATTGCCTCTTTCATGTAGGCACAAATTGTAACATACACAGAGTGTTTAAACGCTTCCGCTTGATCTGCGATTAATGGATGACAATTACCGCCTACACTTACAATCCTATCTGCTGCTGTTTTTGCCCAAAACTCTGGGTCATGGCCTTTGTTCTTTGTAGTGACAACCTCAAAATCACCTACAGCTAATTCAATGCTCGTATTCATTAAACTGTGTTCAGTGCTTTCTGCCCTGTCCTGTATGCATCTGTTCGGTTATATCCATCGCCTTCCATCTTCAACTGCCCTAGGGCTGTCTCGAATTGGCTAGTGTAAAGCTGTATCAAGTCTGGCTCACCCTTCATAAAGATGTATGCCTGCATTAACGATCCATACAACAAAGCGTTATCTGCATTAGTGCCTAACCAGCTAGTGCCATCAGAAGCTACTGTTATTGATTCTGGTTCATAGAAATAGTGTAGCTCTGCTGTAAAATTAGCATTAGGAGTAGGGCCGACTATAAACGTGCCCTCATCGAAAATAGCGTAATACTTAGGAACCGAAGTAGTGGAAGCTACTGGGTATAGCTCACGAATAAAGTTCACATCTTTGAATATAAGAAACTCATATCCTGAGTTATCTATTGCCAACGAGTACGGAAATAAAAAATCACTAGGAGTCGAGAGGTATTGATTGCCTAACGTAAGGGTGCCAGTGACATTCTTACGAAAGTCTGGAAGCTGTATCGTTCTTAGTATTAGTTGTTCAGCAGTTCTAACAAAGACAGCAATGTTATTAACAAACGTTGTTTCAGTATTTTCTGTATAGTCTTTTATTGCTTGCGTAAGCGTTGTGTATGTCCATGCCATTACGTTGTCACCACCGTAACTTTGCCTATCTCACCTGTTATATCTAACCCAACAGTTCGAGACCCCAACTCTGTAACACCGCCACCAACAGGATCAAATGAACCTAATATACGACTAGCCTCCAACGACGTATCAGGTCTTGGATTTCTAAGTGCCTGTGGATCAGACATTTTCATGCGACCTAGCTCATACTGTGGATTATCTTTATCCAGAACATCAAACCCAACGCGAAAGCCTGTATCCCTGCCATCGCGTATTAGCGGAACTAAATCTTTTAATGCATATCGGAATCCTGTTACATCACAAAATCCGAAGGCATATTTGCCTCTAGCATAAACACTCAATATCTATATCCTCCGGGCACAAAGAATAAAGACTCTTTACCTCTATCTGCGTCTACTGCTTGTTGCCATTGCTCGTCATACAAGCTCTTTAGCAACGGTATTCGCTCCTGTAATTCTGGCTTCTTCAAGCTAATGTGATATGCAAGCCCTGCAACTAAGCATGGCAAGAATCTTGATGGCACTTCAGGATTAGCAGCCCCTGTTGCACCAGCATCAGCTATGCGCTCTATATAATAAAACTCTAAAGAATATGGCTCTGAAGAGTCAGGCACAGGCCATAAGTTAATAGAAGACACCGTTTCTGACTTTTCTAACCAAAACTGCAATGGCTTCGATTGTGTCAATTTGTTTGTCAGATGCGAATATTGTTTTACGGAAATGCGAGTTAAGTTTTGATCTACCTGCAACGAGGTGCTACCGCTGTTAGTGCGTATAAACGCCTCTACAATATCTAGTATCTTCGCGTCTAACGAGTAACGCGATGTCCCAGCCGTTAATGACTGAGACCCGCTTTTAATTGTCCACAAATTCAATCCACGATTCTGCCACTCCAAAAACATGAGATTCATGCTCCTACGGGCAGTTCGGTAATCATAGCCGGTCTTTAGCTCCGAGCCTGCTCGCTCGAATGCTTCCTCTACAGCATCACCTAAATCAAGATCGAAAGTGTATGTAGACATCTATACTTATGTCTTCTTAACCATCTTGCCCCGATTCATGGGCATGGGCTTCTTCTTAGATCCACCGCGCATTCCGGGTGGGCGCTTCTTCATTACACCAGCTTTCTTAGCTGTGCCGCCCTTCATTCCGGGTGGGCGCTTCTTCATTACACCAGACTTTTTCATGGTGCCGCCCATAGCTTTAGTCGGTGCCTTTTTCTTCACTCCGGCTTTTTTCATCGTCTTTTTACGCATGTGATCCCTCTAGTAGCTGGTTATAGAATGATTCTCTAAGTTGAAATACATGTGGCGGTTCATCATCTCCAAAAACAAACGAGTAATAATCTGTATTCTTTAACTTATGTACTGCGTTTTGTAAGTCCTTGAGCCGCTGTATGTATAACATTGCATATGAAATATCATTGAGTTCTTCAAATACTTCCGACTCAATAGCTTCATTAGCATCGTCATCAGGGTGAGATCCCATAATCCAAAGGTCTCTATCCCCAAAAACACCATTACTTATCGCGTAATTTAAAGACTCTACGCGATCATGAAATGTAGCCGCATCCCCCTCATAATCTAAGTCAACTACAATGTGGATGCGGTAGTTATCGTCGTACCTTTCCAGTGATTTAAACACATCTATAAATGACTTAGTGCGTTTAAACGTCATTAAGACTTGATGAGCCTCCCACGTTTTTTTGGCATATGGGCAAGCAGACATTCCACCAAGATCTTCTTTTGGTAACTCAAGCGTTTGCTTAGACCACTCTCTTACCTCTTCTCGAATGGACTCTTCTAAGTCAAATCTGCTATGGCTTTCTGGCTGCGCCATATCCTCGACGTTCCATTTTTCTTTTCTTAGCCTTACTTTTTTCGCTTGCAATTTTGACCAATCCGCCTTCTCTTATTCCTGTCGGCCCTCGCATTCCCATGCCTTCCATGACTGCACGTTGGGCTAGTCGCGCTCCACCTCGTCTTCCACGATTACCACCAAACATGCCACCAAGTCTTCTATCACCGAACATTCCCGGTCTCGATCTTCGACGCGGATTTCTCTGAGCAGTATCCTGCTGCTGAAATTGCTGACGCATCGGATCTGCGGCTTCGGCAACACGCATACCTATCATGGGTAGTTCTGCCGCTGGCATAGCCGACTGGCGTTGACGACGCCCAGAAGAGCGTCTTCCACGACGACCTGTAGTACGCTGATCCATGAACCCCGCGACATCTTCTGCTCCAGCATTTTTTTTGTTTCGCCTTTCGCTCCTTATCATTGCTGCTTCACTTCTGGGTGCAGGGCCAAATAAACCTGCCCTTCGCTCTCGTTTTTCAATGCGAGGAGTTTCCGGCATACCACCGCGCTGCATCTTCCCAACACCATCTGCTGCATAAAAAGGAACTTTTTTTCCGTCCTTTTCCACCATTCTTAACTTTTCTGTCATCCGACTACCCTTATTTCTTTATACAAGCCTTTCGCTATTGCCTTGAGTGCATCAATCGGCGTATTTAAGAACTGCTCTAAGGACATTTTATGTGCCAATGGGATACGAGATATAGTTTCAAAAACTACTTCATCTTGACGATCATTAAGGCTAATAGACACTTGTACAGGCTCTACCGGGTCTGAAAAAAAATGAAAGCAATCTATTATTTTGCTATCGAATTGAGACCTAATAGAACTATCCATAGTGCTTAATAACACTCATGCAAACATTATAAACATCGCCACTCGAATGCCCTACTGTTGTAAACATGATGTCTCCCGTAATGCCGCTTCCAGCATTATTGGGTATTCCATTAAATTCACTGAAGTCTAATGTCTCAGCATAGTCAGCATTAAGCTGCCACGCCAATACATCTGTACTTGCATCAAAAAAGATCTTTACACCCATCCCTATCGTTGTGTACCAAATCTTTTCGATTGTGACTTTTGAACATGAAGCACCCGAAACAGGATCTGCCGTAAGAGCAGACACATCTATTTTCTTAACAGCAGCTTCTCCAGAACCATCGCTAACATTCGTAAAGCGAAAGATTGCCTTCCTAGCACCATCTTGAATTGTTTGTGTAGCTACAGCGTCAGCCATGATTGCCTCCTGTTATTGGTCAGCAAATGCAGGCGCAGTGGTACTCGTAACGTTTCCGAAGATTTGATAGTTAGTTGTATCTAATCCTAGGATTGTTATATCAAAACCAGCAGGCACATTAAGTTGGATGCTGCTATTAGAATTGCCATCCGAAAATACGCTGCTTACTTCGTTGCCATCCGTGTCTAGGAAGGTCACGCCGCCAATATAAAAATTACTATTACCGGGAGTGATGATTAGCGCATCAGTCGCATCTGCTGCCCCACCCGCATAAACAAAGCGATAAAAAATACCGGCTGTTGGTGCTGGCAAAACATAAGTGCTGTCTTGGCTGTTGTCGCCTACTAAATTAATACGGCCTGCGTTATCCGCAGCAGTAAGATTGGTAGAGGCAGCGTCTGCAAGCGAAACAGGAGTGATCTGCATTCCTGATCCATCAAGCGTAAAAGAGGTGGTGAATGCGCCTGTGCTGCTGTTTTTAGAGACAACAGTAAAACCATTCTCTGAACGGACGGGGCCGTTAAAGGTAGTATTCGCCATGAGTATCTCCTGTCGTGGCTAGTGTCAGATTGTTCCATGTGGAACATTCTGTCAGGGATAAAAAAAAGGACTACCCAAGTATAACCTGAGTAGTCCTTAAACGCTCTAACTAGAGCCGGGAGATCCGAAGATTCCCAATGGGTCTGATACGCCGAACGAGTAACGCTCACGCGCTTTATAGCGCACGTTACCTGTATCGAAGTCTCCATCCATAGAGTTTTCTAACGCCGCACGTTCAAAGTGCTTCATGCCATTAGGCACATCAGTAATCAAGAACCACGCATTAGTATCCGTGAGATAGTGATTTACTGAGTAACCCTCTGGAATGCTGCCATTGGTGTAGATAGCGTTGATGTCATTATCGGCTGTTCCAACACGGCCTTCTGTTTGCAGAATCCTTGTTGCTACAAACATCAAAGCGGGTGGAACAATTAGCTTGCGAGGTCGAGCAGCGATCAAAAGACCACGCTCATCTACCCAGCCAGCAATCTGGATAATTGACGCTTCCAAAGACGTTTCATTCAGATCCGCACCTGTAACCGGACGATTGCCATTTTTAGTGCCGCCAACCGTTGGGTGTCCATCACCTCCGGTTACGCCATCACCTGATGCGGTAAATAGGTTTACACCATCGCCGCTTTGGAAGGCGTTAGTGAATCCATTATTTAGTGGAGAAGCAGATTTGACTTGCTTGGTATACGCCATAGCGCGAGCAAGCGCTTTCGTATATCTAGCAGAAAGAGAATCATAGAGATTGTCTTCCATGGCTTCCTCGGTTATAGCAAAACCCATTGCCACTGTCTCGTGATTATATCGAGCAGTGAATGACTCTTGTGCAGAGTCAAAGGTTATCGCCTCACCTTCACCCTTAGTGGGTGCGGCAGCAAAGCCACTTAGCTTCACCTCTTCTTCAAATGAACGATCACTCGCCTCTGTTTCATAGATTTGAGTGTGTTCATCTTCGTACTTTGCATACTCCAAACCGAACAGAGCGTTAAGCCCCGGCAGGAGTTCTTTCAGCATTTGCGCTCTTGAAATTGCCATTGCCTAGTTACCCCTATACGCCAGTAGTGTTTCGGTAGGCATGACCAACATTAAAAATAAACAGCGCATCAGTGAATGCATCGCCAATAGTGCTGCTTGGGCCATCGTAAAAATCATAGATTCTTAGTGGCAAAGTGTTGGTTGTTGCCGTGGAGTCAGCATCAACAGCGTTCTTGCTGTTACCGATACTTGTAGTACCTGCTGTTTGGATAACATCGAAGTTAGATCCAAGAGCAGTCTGCGCGATAGCACCATCAGCCTGCATTAGAAAAACCACATCAGGGTCAGTCAACACATAAGCCATAATGTCATCAGCAGCGGTAGACGCTGGGTAATATTGATTGAACGTTAGCTGACCGGTAGTGGGATCGGTGTATTTCACACCCATGAAAATACCGATAGTTGTCAGTGATGACGTTCCCGTGTCCTTTTCAATGGTGCCAGCCGAAACCATCTTTACAAAGTCGCCGTTAAATATTGCAGTCGCATAACCGCTGGCGATCTTTAGATGCTGGACTTTACCATTAAAAGAACCGCTAGCACTCGTCGTGCTTACAGGTCTTGCTCCAAATGGAGCGGCTGTAGTAGCCATAATGATTTCCTTAACAAATCAAAAGTTAATTTTACCAACCACTTTTGCTGACACGAGTAGTACGATCTGGTCGAAGCATAGGCATTCTTGGATCGTTTTGCCGCATATATGATTGATCTACACTTTCCATTTGTTGCGCTGCCATTCCTTCGTAATGACGCTGGCGAGCATCCGCAACTTCTTGTGGAGCCTTACACAAAAGCTGACCGCCTATTTCTACACATCCGGGGAACTTAGTATCGTGATCTGGTATCACTTCTAGCTCTGGATGATCCTCTATTCTTACAGGCTCCCATCCTTCCCTAAAACGCATAGATACATTTGTCGCATCTGACTGTCCTACCATCGAAGTCCTAACCCATCGGAACACCCATCCGGGCTGTGGCGCTGGGTCTGGCAGAAGAGTCGGAGGAGTCCATGCCGTTTCTCTAGCGGTTTCGCTTCTAGTTTCAAGCTCTCTTGGTTCTCGGCTATCTGTCATTGTCACATCCTTGTTTGAGCTGCATATTGTTCGGGTGTAATTTTCAACCTTTTACATAATGCAAGCTGGCTGCTATTTAGCTTAACTTGACGCTTCCCATTACTACCGCGTTGCGCTGGTGCTACTACAGTAGAACTCTTGCTTTGCTGTCTTTCTGCCTGCTGCGTCTCGACACCAAAAGCTCTGGGAAATGACTCCCTAAGTGCTTGATCTACTGCTGAAAAATACTCAGGGGTATTTCTTTGCACCCCTCGCTTTACCAGCATTTCATCAAGCCCGTAAGTAAAGCCGGTTAGAGCCTCGTTTCCGGGCGCTCCGAACCAACTATTACGAGCAAGCCAATCCTGTAATCTTGGATCTAGCTGCTCTTGTTGCGGTGGCTGTTCCACCGGCACATTCGCCTGAGCCTGTTGCTCCGGCTGATTCTGTTGCATCTGAGACTTATAATTATCTATATAAGCTCTATCTGCTTGGATACGCGCAAGCTGCTCTTGCGCCTCCACCATTTTTTGCGTATCGCCCTCTTCATGGGCTTTCGCGTATTCTTGCCGTAGTGAAGCTAACTCGGCCTCAGTGCGACTTTGTACACTTTGCAATAACGCTTGTTCACTTTGCCCAACTAACCCCTGAAGTCTCTGAACTTCATTTTGAGTATTCTGAGCAAACTGAACAGCCTCATCGCGTAATCTTTGTGCAGCTTCTTTTTCTCTACGCTGCTGATGATACTCATATTTAAGTCTGTTTAAACGCTTTTTAACACGATCATCCTGAATGTCAATCTCTTCATCTATATTAAAAGGTTCAACATCCTCTCTAACTGGGCGACGGTCTTCTTCAGGGCGATCATCAACTTCAATGATTTCTATTTCATCAGCATCAAAGCTAGTTTCTATATCTTCTTTTGGTTCAGGAAAATTTATCTCAGACACGGCTAATACCTCTTGGATCGTCTACTACAGCTTCTACAGTATCGTCATTAATTAAGCGAAACTCTTTGCCATGGATGCTAATACGAGTTCCGCTATACGCTCGCATAATTACGAAATCGCCTTCTTTGCAC